GGTGCCGCTGTCTTGTGCCACCGTACCCTGGATGTTGAGTACCCGCCCGTAGCTATCGAGATTGCCGAGCCGGAATGGGCCAAGTAGGACGTGACTCTGGCTAGTGCCCTGGCTAGTGCCCGTGTCGAACGGCCAGAACTGGTCGCGTTCCACGTCGTAGAACCAGTCCGTTCCCGTGTTGTGAATGTAGACGCCACGGTCAGAATGCTGGTAGGTCAGCGTGCAGGCAGCGTCGGAAACGCCGGTCAAGTCTTCGGGCACCTTGTCCTCGGAAAGCGCCTTCAACCCGCTGCCGTCCGCGCCAATCTGATATAGCCCCCGTGAAGACAAAAAGTAGATCATGTTGTGAGCCACGCACCACGCATCCGCCCCGATGATCCCTACTTCGTCCGAAATCCGCCGCTTTTGACCGGTCAACGGATCACCCTGTAGCACCCACGTTTCGCCCGCCGTGAACCCGAGCAGGAACGCATCCTTGTGCGGAATCAGGGCGACTACAGTGCCACCCGTTGCCCCGGCATACGATAGTTGGAACAACGCCGGCCGTAGCGTGTCGGAAACGTCCGCGCTTAAAGCGGTGTCCGTGTCGTCCCCTACCCGTGTGGCCGTGATGGCGTTCGTGCTGAACGTCAGCAGGCGGTTTCGGAAACGACATTCTGATGGTCGTGTGCCTGCTGAAATCCCCGTGAACGACCCGCCTCGAAGACGATTCGTTAGACTGTCCTCCAGACGGACGTTCGTAGCCCAGGGGGCCGGGTAGGAGACTCCCCGACCCCCTGCTTTGGCGCGAAACCCCCGTCGCCGTACGACACCGGCGCTGGGAAACCGCAGCGAGAGGACTTTGCGTGGCATGGTTTACTTGCCCCAGAGTTCAATCAGGAGCTTACCGGCCGAGAAGGAGGCCTGGGTGGCTGCACCGCTGGACAGGTACAGGTAATAGTTGGCCGTGATCGCCGAGTCGATAACACCAACGGTGCCCGTGGATTGCGCCCCACCGTCGATAAGCTCGGCGTAACCAGCCAGGCCCGAAACATCGGCATCCTCGGCACCAGTACCGGCACTAGCCATGCTGAGGTTGACATCGGTATTACTTCCGGCTGGCGCTTCCAAGCAAGTCATCTTACCGGCGAAGACCGTACCGTTTACGGCGGCGGTAATCTGCGTGAAGTAAGCGTTGGCTTGGTTGTCGTCACCAATGATGTCGTTGGCAGCGTCACCACCTTCCAGGCCGGCCATGTCGATCAAGATAGTCGTCTTGATGATCGTGCCGATCTTCTCGACGCTTGTGACAAGCGATTCGGCTTGAGTAAAGCCAGAGCCGGCGGCGTTTGCCGTATTGGCAAGCATGGTCGCCGTACCGGAAATCGCAACGGTCTTGCCGGAACGGCCAACGGTCACGGCCTCGGCACTGGTAGTTCCAATCGTGATGGAACCCGTGGTGCCAGAACTGGACGCCCCACCGTCGATGTTGATCGCACCGCCGGTGCCTGAGCCAGCGGAAGCACCGCCAACCAAGGAAGCAGCACCGCCCGCTCCACCCGTTCCGCCAGTTGTCGTGGCTCCCTGGCCGGCCGTAATGCCGACTGCGCCACCCGCTCCACCGTTTCCAGTTCCGGCTGCCGTTCCACCGATTCCGGCTGCAACTGCCACGGCTCCACCGGCACCTCCCGGCGCGGAGGTGGAGGCGGTCGCTCCACCTGCACCAGCCGTCACGCTGGCCACACCGCCGATACCGCCCTCGCCGCTCCTATCGACTGTTTTGCTACCGGCCGCACCAGCGATAAGACTCGCCGCTCCACCGGCTCCAGAGGCAGACGTACCGACAGCGTTTCCACCAACACCAGCTTGCACTGTTGCCACGCCACCTGCCGTCCCGGCAACGGCGCCCTCGGCGCTTGCGGCACCGCCTGCTCCAGCAGTCAGGATCGCTGTTCCGGCAATACCCGGGACGCCGCCCAAGGCACTTCCCGAAGCACCGCCCGCACCGGCAGTTGCGGCCACCAGGCCACCCGCACCACCGATACCAGCCGCTCCGCTAGCCGCTCCACCAACCTTGGCCGCGGCGGTAATCGCACCGCCTGCGCCGGCCGTTCCAGTGGTTGCCGTGCCGGCTACTCCGGCAGCAAGCGCAATCGCTCCAGATGCACCGCCGGTTCCAGCAGTTACGTTTCCGCTGGCTCCGGAAGTGACACCAATTGCGCCGCCGGCTCCTGTGCCTTTACCAAGGCCACCGGTCGCGGAAACAGCCCCGCCGGCGCCGTTCGTCGTGTTGCCATTGGCACCACCAGCAATCGCAACGGCGCCGCCCGTACCCGCGGCGCCAGAGGTAGTCGCACCACCAGTCAAGGACGCCTCTCCACCGTCGGCATTGCTCCCTGGAGAAGCGCCACCGGCAACTGCGGCGTCACCGCCATCACCCGTGGAAGAACCGCCGATACCTCCGGTAAGCGAGGCGGCCCCACCCTTGGCAGTAGTTGTCCCGAGTCCGCCAGCGGCCTCAAACGCGCCACCAGTTCCGGCAGTTGACACGGCAGCACCGCCCTTAACGATAGCGGCACCACCGTTGCCCGTCGCACCGCCACCGCTAATTCCGCCCGTGGCCGTGACTGCACCACCAGCGGCCGTACCAGTGGTCGCTAAACCGGCACCGCCAGCTATCGTGGTTGCACCGGCAACAGTCGCAATTACAGTAGAAGCCGCTCCGGCAATCGCAACCGCCCCGGAAGAAGCCTGGCCCGTGATCCCCAGCGAGGCATCCCCGCCCGTGATCGCATTAGCAGTCAAGCTGGCGATTGTTTCATCGGTGGCGATCGTAACGTCCGTGCCCTCTTGGCCGATGACTCGCCAAACGATCTCGTCGCCGACCTTGATTGAGTAGAACGCAACCCAATCGCCAGCGTCGGTCATTGCGACGTCGACGTCGTTGCTGTTGTTGTAACCGAAACACGTACCAGACGCGGGGTTGACGGTTAGCGTCATAGTGCCGCCGCCGTCCGTATCGAGCACCACCGCGCACAGAATGCCCGGCTTCGTCGGCGCTGCCAGTATCCGCGTCTCGGTTGTCGCAGTTACAAGGGAGCAAACTTGCCCCCACATGCCCACGGTAATCGTCCCGGCATCTCCGGGGTCATTCAGTCGCCCAGGGGCAACCGAATCGAAAGCCTTGAAAAGATCCTTCAGAACTCTGAATGGTGCAGACATTAGTCTACTCCTTGTGAAAAAGTGGTTTAAGGAAGACCCCGTGGGCCTAAAGGTAAAAAACAGTTACTCGTCTGAATCGTAAATCACCGTGATGGTGCCAAGTTTGGCCGCCCCAGTGTTCGCTATCACGCACTTGATTCGTTCGTTGAGAATGGGGATCTCGACAAACGCATCCTGCGAAACATCGCCGTCTGGTTCTTGGTTGGCGTACGCGCGAGGGTGATACCACGTCGTCGCGGTCTCCTTGGTTGTTGTGTCAAACAGGATCGGAATTCCCGTGGTTTCGCCGGTGAGGGTAATGTCAAAGTCATCACTGCCGGTGGAGTCGGCAACGACTTTCACAGCAAGGATTCTGCCCCGCAGACGACTGCCTAAGTAGTAGGTGTCGTCGCCGGAAAAGGCTACTGATACTGATTGGATCATGGGAACTCTCCTTTACACTGCTAAATGTTTCGTGTATAATGACGAACAGCCGGGCAGTTGATGCTGCCTGGCTGCTCTTACCAATCTCGTAACAGGAGTACGATCATGGCTGAGACCGAGTCTATCAGACGCAGCCCCCGCGAACAACATGGCATGAAGCACACGCCAGAGTATTCGGTGTGGCAGGGGATGCTTAACCGTTGTCGAAACAAGCATAGAATCGCCCATAGCAATTACGGTGCTCGTGGCATCACCGTATGCGTCGAATGGCAGTTTTTCACAAAGTTCTACCGTGATATGGGGCCACGCCCCTCTTCCAAACACACCCTTGAGAGAATTGATAATGCGCTCGGCTATTTGAAAGACAACTGCATTTGGGCTACACGAGTGGCACAGAACAGGAACAAGCGAACCAATCGCGTCATTGTATGGCAAGGGGAGGCGCGATGTGTGGCAGAGTGGGCCGAAGTGCTTGGCATCAACTACAAGACGCTGGTATGGCGTCTCCGCTACGGCTGGTCGGTCGAACGTGCTTTTACTACGCCTGTTAAACATCGCGCTACATCTCCTCCCCGCCCAGAGTAATCGTTCCGACCAACACGGCACGCGCCGCAAGATCGTTGTTCTCGCCTTTCGGTGCATCGCCGCCCAGGGTTACGGGCGTGCTTGCACGTTGATCGGCTTGAATTGCTAATGGCAACAGTTCGAGATATTGTTTGTCGTGTACCCCCGGCTGCTCGTCGTAGTTGTGTTCTCCCGCGGCCATGCACGCCTCGGTAATGAGTTGTGCCAACTGCTCGCCACCAACAGGAAACTGGTTGACCGCATCCACCATCGTCGCCCTGAGAGTCATTTTGGCGTTCAGTACCCACACCTCATCTGGCGTCGGGTGCAGGATCAGTTGCCGCCGACTTCCTGTCGTGGGATCGAATTCGACTGTGCGAATACTGAAGTACAGCGGGCGGGCCGTATCATCGGTGTCCTGCTGCATTCGCCGAATCTCGTCATCGTGTCTCTGCCGAATGCGAGGGTAGTAATCCGACTCTTCTTCCGCGTAGGACAGGTGGCTTTCGATGCCTTCATAGGCAACTGGCAGGCTGTATGCAGAAGTCCCGACTACCGTGGTGATCGTTGTCACTGGTTTGAAAAATGACCATTCGTGGGCGCTATAGACTCGCCGAAGCCCATGCTTGATGCACCGTTCGATCTTGCTGGTTTGCTCGGACGAAAAACCAGTCCTGATGCCAAACCGTTCTTCGCCGACTTCTACCAGCAGGCTCGAATAGCTGGCCACCATTTCGCCCGCTGCAGAGCGTGCCGTGATGTCTACCTCGAAGTAGAACGTATCCCCGCCGTAAACGATTTCCACGTAGGCCGTGTAGGCGATGTCTACCGTATCCGTGAAGGAATACTGGTAGGTGCCCGTGGCACTCTTGGTCATGGCGGTGCCATCGGCCACCACCACGGCATCGGTGTCGTTCCGCTTGATACCATACGTGCCGGTGGAATCAGACAGCTTGGCGGAAGTCACGTCCGTCAAGACACCTTCCACTTCCCACGACTTTGAAATGAGACGCGTTGCCATGACTACTTTGACTCGATAATGGTTGTTTCGGTTGTGATGGTTCTTGCGTCGACGTGCGTTATGGTGCCGTTCGTCTTTGTCCTATCGTACTTTGTACCGCTGACGTTGATGGCAGAGGTGTCCTGCTGGTCCAGATCGTAGACATCTCCCGATCCGGCAGAGGTTGACTGTACCTCGCAACCATCTAGCATCACAACAGCGGTGCCCAATGTCTGCACCGTGCTGATACCCCCGCTAGAAGACGCATGTGTGTTCTCCGCGAAAAGTTGGCAGTGGTCCAGAAGCAACCGTCCTTTTCCTCTTGCCCGTGCAGCGCAAGCCACGACCGTTTTTTCAGCCGTCCGCTCCGCGATCAACTGGCAGTTTCTTAGAATTACCAAGTGCGAAGTGCTATTGAGATTCAACTGCACGGCGGCCGGTGGATTTATCGTACCACCGGTGCCGGTAGTGTGAAAGCGGCAGTTTTCCGCTATTAAATCGCCCTGTACGGCACAAGCGTCATACGGCGAAAAGAATTGGCAGTCTCGGAAAACCGTACCTGTCCCTGCCACAAAGATTCCGTCGAGTGGGCCGGTAACATGCAGCCGTTCGCAAAGGAGACCACCGCTTACCAACGCACCAAGGCCTTTGCCACTAGCAGATGTATTTTCAATTCGTAAGTCACGAAGCGTTGCGTTTTTAGTTGATCCTACCTCTACAGCGCCTCCCAAGTCCGCAGATGTTACAATAGCAGCATCTCCACAACCCTGCATCTTCAGGCCGTCTATCATGGTCACTGTCTCATCGTATTCGCCCTCGCCGATCCAAATGAATGCACCGTTACCCGCAGCGTCCGCTACGGTGATTGCCGCACCGATTTTTAATTTCGCGGTATTCCACGATAGCCCATCGTTAGCGTCATCGCCGTCTTTGCTGACGTAGTAGGTATTCGAGCCGGTGGCATCCGTAACAACCTTGATTGCAGCCAACTGCGTACTGTTGGAATCGATCTCGGCACGCACCTGGGCCGCAGTGGGTGCCGACGCCCCGTCGAGCAGTAAGTCCAGCCGCCCACCGTTGATCCAGTCGGTAAGCACCGTAGCCCTTTCCTCCGTCAATCTCGCCGTATCCGCAGCAATAGTTGTTAGCGCTCCCGCATCGGGCAGTACATCAGTGACGTCCTTGATCGCATCCACATTGGTGTCAACCGTACCAACAGCGTCCGCAATCGCTTCCTGGCTGTCGGTAGTGTCGTCGTAGTCGCTGATGTCGCCGCCGGATGCAAGCAGCTTTGCAAGTAGGGAATCATCGGCAACGTAGTCGGTAATTGGTTCAGCCGAATTGGCAATCAAGTATCGAGCGATTTCAGCCAGGTCGGTGGCGCGGTCGGCGTTTTCACCGATCGCACCGGCGTTGACTTGTTGCATATTGATCTGCTTGACGACCAGATCAACTGACGTATCGTTAGCGTTGTCGGACTGAATTGTAAGGTCCAAAGAGGTGTCCGTCCCAAGCCACATAATCGGAGCTAAATCAATAACGCAATTCTGTTCAGTGCTTGCGTAGTCGATAGTCACCGCCGGGCGAGTGAACGTCGTCCCCCCCCGCGTAATCGCCCATGCGAATGTCAGAGTCCCCCCGCCGGAATCTAGTCCGGCAAAGGTAACCTGATGATGAAAGCTGGCGTGCGTACTTGCCGGAGAATAAAGCCCATCTGCGTATGGCTCTATTCCGAATGTTACCCCACTGCCAGTAAGGTCCGCTCCCGATGATGTGTAACTACCCGACGTATATGCCATAGCTAAGCTCCAAATCTGGCCTTCTTGACGGCAGTCAAACCCGCACCTGCCGCCCCGATTTCGGCGGTGTCTTCGAGGATCGCGTCCAAGTCCAAGCCGCCCGCGTCGGAAACCGGCAGTCCGCCCGCAGCATCAGGAATGGCAGTAGGCAAACTATTGACCGTGCCGGTAGGCGTGGCCACGTTGAAGAACTGCTTGAAGCCACCCGCCAATAGTCCGTCGGTCTCGGTCAGGGCCGTGCCGTGGATATAGGTCAAGTCCGTTTCGTTCTGTCTCAGCGTGACCGTGGTGCCGTTGCTGCTGTCCGTCAGCCCCTCCAACGCACCGCTGATTGTGATTGCTCCGGCGGTGTTTGAGCTAGTCAGCGTCAACGTCGAGCCGGGAGCCATCGAGATAGAAGCGGTCCCACCGTCCATGCCGGCAATGGTAAGCGTGCCCTTCATGCTCGTAATGTCGCACATTGACGGCGCTTGGAGGGTGAGCGTGCAGGCCGCCAATGTGCCGAAGTCCACGCTATCCAGCGCAAGTATCCCATCGTCGAGGATCGAACACGCGCCACCCATGATTCCACCATGTGCGATCGCGTGCAGGTCGGTGGCCGCGTAGAATATGCAATGATTGAAATGGGTTACATTGGCTATGCCTTTTGTGTTGCCACCCGCGCCAAAGATGAAGAGACCCGTGAAGGTTGAATGTTCAGTGCTGAATCCGGCGAGGTTAATCAGGTCGGACGTATCCACATGGCCGTCACCGGAAAACGTGTAGTGTTCCATCGCGGCTGCAAGGGCGAGACTTCCATACAGATGGAACCCGCGGATGCTATTCGCGTCGGCAATGACCTTGCCGTTGGCAATTGAATCGACCGGGAAGGCTGGCGTAC